AGTCACCGAGCCCCATGTGCGGTCCTCTCCCGACTGGGGTGCCAGACCCACGTCCGCTGCGGTAGGTGCGAGAACTTGGCGCCGGCGTCGAGGAGCTTCAACCACAGGCCCCAGTCCTCGCACGGGTCGCCGTTCTCGTCCGGGTGGTCCTCGAAGCCGCCGACCTTCCGCACGAGTTCGGTGCGGGCCAGGGTGGTCACCGGGATGTAGTTGCGCTTGCGCAGCAAGAACGGGTCGAACGGGATGCCGAAGCAGCCGATCGGATCCTCGCCGATGGTGTCGTAGCCCGGGTAGACGATGTCGGCGCCGGTGAGCCGGGCATGCCGGGCGCACAGCCGCAGGTGGTTCGGGTACCACTCGTCATCGTCGTCGAGGAAGGCGACCCACTCGGTGTCCACTTTGGCCAGTGCCCGGTTACGGGCGGCGGCCGCGCCTTGGCGGTCGGAGTCGAGTTCGACGATGACCTGGCACGGCATCGTCTGCGCCTCAACGCTGGCCAGCGCTCGGGCAAGCAGCGCCTCCCGGCCGGCGATGGTCGGGATCACAGCCGTGATGCTCACGCGAGCAGCGCCGCGACCATATCGACGAAGTCCGTCTCCGGCTTCCACCCCAGCGCGCTGACCGAGGCGACCCCGAGCGACGGTGTCCGCTCGTCCGGCACGTGCGCCGCGGCCGGGTCGATGCTCACGACGTCGTCCCACGAGAGTCCGGTCAGATCCAGCGCCGTCTGCGCCAGGTCCCGCACCGAACGGCCCTGGCCGGTGCACACCACCCAGTCCCGCGGAGCCTGATCGGCAATCAGTGGCAGTGCCCGCATGTAGTCCGGCGCCCAGCCCCAGTCCCGCCGCGACGCGACGTCACCGAGGACCAGCCGCTCACCACTGCCGGCCGCGATCCGTTTGATCGTCGAGCAGATCCGTCGGGCTAGGAAGCGGGCGTCCTGCCGCGGCGAGGTGTGCGAGTACAGCACCGCGTTGGAGCAGTGCAGCAACTCGCGGTAGCCGGCCACTGCCTCATGGGCGAGCACCTTCGCCGCCCCGTACAGCCCATACCGGCCCGGGTCGAACACCGCCGACGACGAGGCGTGCACCAGCCGCGCGTCCGGCGCCCGGCGCAGCATCGCCTCCAACAGCCGCACCACGCCCACGCCGGTCATGTCGGCGAGCAGCGGCGGTTGGGGCGTGCCCCAGGCACCGCCCGGCGCGGTCACTGCGGCCAGGTTGTAGACCACGTCCGGCTTGGCCGCCCACAGCACTGCCTCGATCGAATCCTGGTCGAGCAGGTCGCCGAGGTGCAGTTGGGCCGGCGAGGAGACGTTGGACCGCCGGACCATGCCGTGCACGTCGTGGCCCTCGGCGAGGAGTTGCTCGGCGAGGTAACTGCCGTCCTGCCCGAGGACGCCGAGAATGAGGACTCTCATAGCAGCACCGGAGATGGCAGCGGCAGGATCCAACCTCGGCCCGGGTTGCGCCGCATGATGGGTGCCGCGTAGTTCCAGGCGGCGAGCAGGTACTGGCTCGCGCCCATCCAGTCCGGCGCGACGATCGGGATACCCGTACCCGGGATGTGCCGACCCTGCTTGGCCGCTGTGGTATCCACGCACCACGGCAGATCGTCGGAGGTGAGGCCGCAGAAGTTCAGCAACGTCGTCGCCTTCGCCGGCGCCCCGTAGACCGCGGTGATGCCTTCCTGTCGCTCGAGCAGGTCCCGCAGCCGGGTCCGGATCCGCTCGGCCCGGCCCTGCATCCCGGCGTAGGCCGAGAAGTCGTTGAGCCACTGCTCCGACATGCGGACCTTGAACACCCGCGCGGTCGGCGACAGTTGGCGGCTCAACGCCACCCGCAGCGAGCCGCCCTGGCGGTCGGTCAACTCCACGTCATGCACCCGCAGCCCATGCGTAGCGGCCGCCGACTCCAGGCTGGACAGTGAGAAGAAGTTGCGATGCTCGTGGTAGACGAGGTCGAACGCGTTGTTCACCAACATGTCCGGCAGGTACTGGACCTCGACCATCGCGATGCCGTTGTCACGCAGCAGGTGCGCGATCCCGGCCAGCACGTCCGAGACGTCCTCGACGTGAGCGAGCACATGGTTGGCGATAACGAGCCCCTGCGGTCCCCGCTCGCTGCGGATCAGTTGCGCCGTCGCCAGACCGAACGGCTCGACCAGCACCTCGCAGCCACGCTCCGCCGCGACGGCAGCCGGGCCGCTGGACGGGTCCACGCCGACGTGCGGGAAGGCGCGGAAGTGACGCAGCAGGTCACCGTCGTTGCAACCGACCTCGACCACGCCCCGGGTGGCCAGGCCGGGATAGCGGTCGCGGACGTCGGCCGCATACGCGGCGTGGTACGCCGACAACGGCGCCGACGCCGACGAGTAGAAGCTGTAGCCGGTGCCGAACAGGACGTCCGCCGGTACGACCTCGAGCAGCTGGACGAGGCGGCACTTCGCGCACACCGCCACCTGCAGCGGGAACTTCGGCGACTCCTCGTCCGGCCTCGCGGTGTATGCGTCGGCGATCGGGGACAGGCCGAGATCGAGGAACTGGTCCAGGTCGGTGTGGCCGCAGGCCGAGCAGGCAGTGCGTTTCACGACACACGCTCCCGCAGGCTTAGCTTCGCGCCCGCTTCTACTACTACAGGGAGACCGAGAAGCCGATCGTGGGGAGAGTTCGCCGCCGGCAGTGCCACATATGGCCCCGTAGGCGCGTGGGCCAGCCGGATCCGCCTCAGCGTTCGTAGGTCCATGACCCACTCGTGAAGGTGACGACGATCCTTTGGCACAGCACCGAACTTTGCAAACAGCGCCTCGGCGGAGACCGGCTCGTCGAAGATCTCTTCGTACAGGTCCGCCATCTCCGAATCACCGAGCAGCCTCGGCTCGGGTTTGCGCTTGAGTCTCGCCAGCAGCCGAATCACCGGGTCACCCCCGCGTGCCACTTCTCCTGGAAGATCTCCTCCGCCACGTCCCAGGCCGCCGCGATCGCTGGCGACTTGAACCCGACCGTCGTGTGGTGGTGGGTGTCCACGTCGACCACGGTCACCCGCTTGCCGGCCTCACGGGCGGTCAGGCACACGTCGTCGTAGCCGAGGAAGCCCGGGTAGCGCTCGTCGAAGCGCAGGTTCTCGATCGCCCACGGCGAGAACACCATCAGGCTGCCCTCGATGAACGCCACGTCGCCGGTGCGGGGACCGAAGTCGAGTATCCCCGAGTCGGTCATCTGATGGCCTACGGTCTCCGACTCCCACCACGCCAGGGACTTGTCGCCCTTGCCGCCACATACCCCGACCAGCGCCACGTCCGGGTCGGCCAGCGCGGCGAGAAACTCTGTCTCAGCGTTCCGGTCGGCGAGCTCGAGGTCGTCGTGCAGCAACACCACGGCGTCGAAGCCGCGACCACGGTAGGCGTCGAGGATCGTGTTGTACGCGACGGTGAGCTGCGTCTGACCGGACAACGCGAGCAGCGGCCGGTCACCAATGCAGGGGACGACGTTGCGGTGCAACTTGTGCCACGAGCCGACGCAGGTTCCGTAGGCGATCATCGGTTGACCGCCGAGAAGGCAAAGGCGAGGGCCAAGGAAAATGCTGCCAGTCCGATCCCGAGCAGGATGGCCGCGAGCGCGACCTCCCGCCAAGAAACGGCGCTAACCGTCCACTCGCCACGGCGGCGGCTCATAGCTTGCCCGCCCACTTCGCCTCGAACGCCTGACGGTCCAGTTCCGCACGCTCGGCCAATACGTCGCGAGTAGTCGAGTTGGCCAGCGCGTTCACCACAATGGGACCGCGTACGGACAGCACGCCGCCAGCCAGACGGGCCCGTAGGTCAAGGTCTGTGTCCTGGTACCACCACGCCATCGATTCGTCGGCTCGCATGCCCACTTCCCCACGGATCACGAAGGCATGGGGCGTCATCCGATTGCCGGAAGCGTTGTGCACCTCGGTCAGCAGCATCGGCGTCGTCGGGCCCGTGTGGGCAACGACTGCCGTCTCGTGCTGCCGCAGTCCATTGGCGGCCGCGTCATACCAGCCGGCCGGGACAACGCTGTCATCGTTGAACACCGCGACGTCCCAGGCCTCGTCGTCCTTCGCCAGCTCGGCGCACCGGTCGAACATGACGTTCCAGAAGCGGGCCAGGTTCGGCGGCTGCTGCTCGTCCCGGATCACCTCGACCGTGCAGTGCTCCGGCACCGAGGCCTGCAGGTGCTTCTCATCCACCGGCGGCGTCGAGGCGTTGTCCAACACCACGATCCGGTCGCACTGCGTACCCAACGACACCACCAGCGCCAGCAGTCGCGCCGGGCGGTTGTGCGTCGGGACGATCGCATACCGCGGCACTGTCCACGTCCGCTCCGGTGCCGGCAACGGCGAGTCGTCGGCCGCGGTCGGGGCAGCGTTGAGCGCCCGCTGCTGCCAGTAGTGGTCCTCCGACAGCCAGACCCGCTTCGCGTGGGTCGTCTTCACGCCGGTGTGCACGAACACCGGGATCGACAGGGCCATCAGCCGGGCACAGAACGACAGATCCTCGGAGATCATCTGGTTCGTGCTCGGGTTGCGCGCCCGCGAGTACCAGTTCGGCCCGTACGTCTCAGCAATCCGCTCGAACACCGAACGGTGGATCAGAACACAGGCTGAGCCGGTGCCGTCGCAGCGAGTCACCGCGTTCTGCGGATAGTTCCAGCGGGTGTCGAAGCCGGCCTCGCCGTCGATGTGCTTCCAGTCCAGGATCACCGGCGCCGCGAGTGCGATCCGGCCGCCCATACCGTCGTTCTGCACCTCACGGTTAGCGAAACACAGCGCGCCGATGACCGGGCGCTCCACGGGATCGGCCGCGTCGAGCAGGCGGTCGATCGTGTCCGGGTCGAAGCCCATGTCGGTGTCGACCCACCACAGCCAGTGCGCGTCGGTCTCGGCCAGGAAGCCCTTCACCGCGGTGTTGCGGGCATCGGCCAGACCGTCGGTGCCGGCCCGGATGGAGAACAGGCCGCCGCGGGTGACCCGGCCATGGGTGGCGGAGTCGTAGTCGCGCAGTTGGTCCCAGCAGTGGAAGAACGAGTAGTCGACGCTGTCGCCATCGTGGACGAACGCGGCCGAGACGGCGGCGGCGGGATCGTACTCGTCAGACTGAGTCATCGGCCGTCGCCTGTCGCAGGGTCTCCTCGGTGATGTGAGTGCCCTCGCCCGGATACCCGTTCGGGTCCTGGATGAAGAACTCCTTCTCGGCCGGCTTGTCGGTCTGCCTGATTTCAACGCCGGTCGACGCGGGGACGACCTCGAGCAGGCGCGAGTCGCCGAACCGCTCGACGTACATGAAGACAGCGTTGTCGACGCTGACGTCAATGACGACGCGGCGGACGAACTCTTCCTTCGTGATGATGCCGGATTCGAGCGGTGCCTCGATGAACTTTCTTCCATGGATTCGCGACATGGGGATTCCTTTGTGGATGGTTGTTGGATGGTTGAACCTGCGGCCGGCCAACCATCCGTGAAGTCCGGCCGCAGGGGATCAGGAAGCTCGCCGAACGCTGCGACGCTCGCCCGGGGCCGCGGTCGCGGTCTCCACCGGGGCGTCGTAGTCGTCCGGCTCGACCGTGTACAACATGCCGTACCGGGGATCCGACGAGAACAACTCGGGCCGGCTGCGCACAAACGGGTCATCCGCCGGGAAGTGCTGCCCCTTCTGGATTCGACCCGTGCCGCGGCCCGGCAATGTCACATTCACGTCGGCAATCGCGTACACGACAGGAATAGCCATCGGATGGTTCCTTTCAGGGGGGCACACGAAAGCCCCGGACGAGTGCCCGGGGCTTCCGCGTGTGGGGGGTGGGTTAGACGTCGAAGCCGAGTTTGCGCAGTTCGTCGTCGATCGCGGCGACCGAATCGCCGCTGGACTCGCGGGTGCCGCGCTCCCACATCAGTTTCTGCACCGCCGGGTCGGACGACAACGCTGCGTCGGCCAGACCGGACTTGGCGGCTGGCTTCGTCCTGGCCTCGGGCTTCGGGTCGGGCTTATCAGCGCCGGGAACGGCGGCGGTCGTCAGGGGCATCAGGATTCCTTTCAGACAATCAGTCGGAGTTGGCCCGACTGCAGATCCCGCGCCGCGCTCTCGATATAGCCCGCGGCGCGCTCCCCGGCATCACCATTGATGCGGTTGATCCTACGTGGCGGGTATGACGAACCAGGATCAGGCGGTGTTGACCAAAAGCTTGAAACCGGACGTGTTAACTACGCCACCGCCAATTCTGCTATACGCAAACCAACCCCTGGTACCTGAGGGCAAATTCGTGGTCGTGGAGAAGAGGTGGGGGATGTTTTCCACGCTCATGCCGCCTCTGCGGGCGATCAGGTAGTTCTTGAAGTCCCCCACGATCGCCAGACCGGAGTTCGCCGCCGTCGACGTGGTCGTGTTCGGCATGTACGGCGACTCGTAGGTCTGCTTGCCGAAGAGCTGGTCGGCCCACTCAGCCGGCAGGTTCTCGGTGTAGGCGTGGAACACGTTCGCCGTGCCGAGCTGGCGCAGCTTGTTGTTCACGTCGACCGACATGAGCCACGACGCCTTGCGGCGGAACCGCTGACCCAACGCCTGCCACACGGTGTACGGGTCGGTGGCGCTGAAGTTGACACCCGAGGTCTGTACGCCGACCCGGTTGCCCGCCGTCGCCGACAGAATCGTCAGCACGCCCTGCGGCTCGCCGGTGCCGGTGCCGCGGGTGAACTTGTCGACGAGGAGTTCGTCGTAGCCCTCGGCGAGCAGGGTGGACATCTCCGACGCGAAAGACGGGTAGTCCTGGCCGAGCTCGATGGAGTACGGGATGAACCCGCGGGCCATGAACACGGTCACTGTCGGCTGGGCCAGGGTCGGGGAGTCGTCGGAGACTTCGACGTTCTCCGTGTCGAACGACCAGGTGACGCCGGCCGAGTTGACGCCCTTCCAGGCGTTGGTGTTGACGTCGACCTGGCGGGCGAGCTGGAGGAACGGGTTGTCCGACCCCTGCGCCGTCATGATGATCGACGGGTCGATGAACACGGGGATGCCGAAGCCACCGGCGGTGGTGGTGCCCTCCGACATGACGCGGTATTCGTCGAAGCGCTGCATCGCCTGGCGCTCTTCCTCGTTGAGGTACATCGCGCCGTTGGGTCGGGTGACCATCTTCAGCCACGCCGAGCGGTACTCCTCGTTCTCAGTGACGAGGATGCGCCGGGCGATGTCGGTCGAGGAACGGACCTGCTTCTCGACCTCGTCCTTCTCGTCCGAGCGAAGGTGCGCGGCCGCGTTGCGGTCCTCGAGCAGGCGCAGCGCCCGGTCGCGGGCGTCGTTGATGGACAGCCGGCGGATGTCGCCGTACACGTCGTCGCGGTTGCCGAGGTTGAGCATCGCCGTTTCGACGGCCTTGGGCCGGCGGCGGAAGATCTCCTGCACCGCGCGGTGCTCGTCGATCTTCGTGATCGCGATGTCGCGGAGCTTCAGCCCGTAGTTGAAGGCACGCTGCTCGTCGACGCTCTTGTCGCGCAGTTCGCCGGTGTTCTCGTCCTGGTGGATGGAGCGCAGATGCGCGTCGAGGACCTCGACGTACTGCTGCAGCTCTTCGGGGGTCTTGCCACGTAGCTCGTCAGGGAACCCGCTGTCACCAAGGTTGGTGACGTCCTTGCCGCGGAGCTCCTCAAGGATTTCAGTCACGGAGAATGCCTTTCAATCGCAGTGCGCCGTCGTCGAGGCGCTGTTGGAGAGTGAGTTGCTGCACTGCCGGTGACGCACTGCGCTCCTGCGCTTCCGCGTCTGATTCACCGCCACCTGTGCTCCGCGCACCCGGTCGCCCGGTGAGGTCTGAGAGATCCGCGGCGAGGCCGGCCTGGGCCCGCAGCTCGCGGATGAGTTCCTCGCGTTCGGCTTCGTCGAACGTGGCGAGGATGGATCGGACCGCTACCACCGTGTCGCGGTAGGCGGGGAACACGACCGGGCCGGCCTCGGGGACGTCGGCGTCGATGACCTGGCGCAGGTCCATGTGCCCGTAGCGGCGCTCCCACTTGTCGCCGTTCTTGGTGACCTGGAAGCGGAAGCTCATGCCCTTGATGGCACGGCCTTCGATGGCCTGGCGTACCGGCTCGACGACCGCGTTGTCGAACAGGTCGCCCTGGACGTCGTAGCCGGTGCGGGTGGCCTCGAACACGTCAAACCGTCCGATGGGGACGGTGCCGACGCGGGGGTCCTTGCCGTGGTCGAACTGCATGACCGGGAAGCCGTGCTCGCGCAGCGACCGGTCGGCGAAGCCGGGCTGGATCTCCTCTTCGAAGTCGCCACCTCGGTCCGCGATGCGGGTACGCCGGTTGAACACGGCGACGGTCCCGACGAGGCGCCGGCCGCCCCTGCCTTCGGTGCGCAGGTCGAACTCGTAGGAGCGGGTGCAAGGACCGAGTTCCCGGTCGGGGGCAGCCGTCATCGCCCACGCACCTCCGTTTCGGGTACGTGGGCTCGCGCCCTGTCTGCTGCTGTTAGCCGGGTCCTATGCGGTCGCCGCGCGGCGACTTGCCGTGCCGGACCCTGTTCAGGTCGGAGCCGGCCGAGTAGCCGTACCTGTCCCGGAACCAGTCGGATGCGAAGACCTTGGCCTTCAGTGGTCCTACGTGTCTGACGAGGTGGTCATACAGTTCGGTCCACGTGGTCCACAGGGCCAAACCCTCACCGCGCGTCCAGTAGTGGTGCAGTTGGTCGTGACCCGGCGTGACGTCGTGGCCGGCGGCCCGGTCGACGAGGATGCCGCGCAGTCGCAGCGAGTCGTCGTCCACGTCGGAGCGCAGTTCGTCGTCCTGCTCGGCCATGGCGCGGATCTGGTCGAGGGCGGGCTCGTCGTCGGGCGTCGGCAGTGCTCCGCGCTTCCCAATCTCAGCAAGCAGGTCGCGGATTTTCTGCGGGATGTCTACCCAATCCTCCGCGTCCAGGGTCGCCGAGATTATCCGGTCACGCTCGTCCGGACTCACCCAATGCCGGCCGACGATCAGGCCGAGTCGGCGCGATACATCCGGACTCATGTTCGCCCACGGTCAGCGATCAGCGTGCCGCGATTCAACACGACCCACTCCTCGCGTTGAACTGTTCCGCCGCCCGGGATCCGGGTGCCAACGGGAACACGGATAGCGTCGTAGCCCTTGCTCGCCGCATACCGCCCGAAGTCGCCGGTCACGCCCTGCGTCTCCACCGATGCGCTCGACCAGTCGGAGTCGAACCAATCGCCATACTTGCGGCGCAAGTCCTCATAATCGATCACCCGAGCATCAGCGGCGAGCGCATAGCGGCCGAGCGAGCCCGGTTTGCCGTCGGAGAACGACTCGGCCTTCTGTTTGTCGGTGGCGAAGTAGTAGCCGTTGCCGAAGACGCCGTATCCCGGCTGGTAGTCACCCTCTCGCAACTGGACGTGAACGTCCGCGCCAGAACGCTTCTGCCATTTGCCTTCGCCCCAGAAACTTGCGGGGTCGACCCCGCGATACATCACCGCGTGACCACTCTCGGCCACGGCGCGGTCGAAGTCGCTGCCACTCAGCACCGTCGGCAGGGCGTCGAAGCCCTGTTGTCGGGCCACACCGGCGAGTGCCATATCCCCGGCCGGGGACTCTATCCAGGCCCCGTCCGCGTCGATGTTCGCGTTGTAGATCGTGGCCATTGTGTCGTGGTCCTGGCTGATGTCCCGACCGGCGGCGCGTGTCGGCGCCGGGACCTTCACCGCCGGCTTTCCGCCACCCTCCAGATGCCCCACCAGCCGGTCCACCAGGTCCCGCTTGCGGCCTGACGCCGGCAGTCCCTGGGCCTTGAGTAGCCCCTTCAGGCTGTTCGGATCGTCGCCGGTGCCTACCTTCAGTAGGTCCAGTTGGTCGCGGCGGGCCTCGGTGTCCAGGCCGCGCAGGTGGTCGGTCAGCGAGACCCCGTGGTAGTCGGCCGTTCCGTAGGAAGGCGTCTCCTGCACTACCTTCTCGGCCACTGCCATGTTGTCGGTGGCCGTCGGCTTCTTGGGTGCGGCCTTGGTGGCCTTCTTGGCTGGGGCCGCCTTGGCGCCGCCGGGCGTTGCCGGGTTCGGGTGCGCCGCCTTCCACGCATCTGCAGCTTCTGGATTGTCCTCAAACGCGGCGAGTTTGGTGCGGTTGAAAATGACCCATTCTTCGGTGCCACGCTTGACAATCTTGTGGTCATCGTGGGTCGCGATCATGGCGTCATACCCACGTGCCATAGCAAACGTTCCCGGGTCGTCGAACACCTTGCGCTCGGCTTCGTACCTCGGCCCAGGGGGCAGCTTGGCCAGGTAGTCATCGCGTTGGTTCACCGCGTCCGGGTATTTGATGACCTTGGCGTCCGGAGACAGGAGGAAGGCGACTGTGGCGCTTCCGGGGATCCGAGTGAAACGGTCCTGGCGAGCGTAGTAATCGGCATTGTCCAAGTCGTCGGACATGTTCGTGCCGAGACCTACGCCGCCGCCGACATGCAGTGGGCCGTACAGGAACTGGTGAGCCATGTCCTGGCCGGTCTTGCCTGGCTTCTCGCCCTGGCCCCAACCCCAGCCTCGATACAGCGGGCGCCAACCAGAATTCTCGAGTTTGTTCCATCCAGTCGGCTCGCCGTTTGCGCCGAGGTTCTGATCGCGACGAAACACTCGCGGCAAGCCGTCGAACCCCTGCTGCTTGGCAAGCGTCAGATGGGCCTGGTAGCCGCCCTGGTCGGGTTCGAATCGGCCGCCACCTTGGCCGCCCGCCCCAAAGCCGCTCGGGCCCCACTTGCCGCCCTCCTTGCCCGCCTCGAACGCAGCTGCCATCGCAGCGTGGTCGTTGGTCAGGTCACGGCCCACAACGCCGACGGCGGTCCCCTTGGTCAGCTTCTTCGCCGGTGCATCCGGCGCCTCCGGAGCCTCAGCCCCACCCCGCTCCTTGCGCGCCCACCCCGCCAGCTCCGACTCGCCGTGCTCGTTCGCCCACGCCGCCAACCCGGCCAGGTCGTCGACCAGCGCCACGCGCTTGCGGCGCTCGCCCGAGTCGGACACCTCCCACAGGGCGAGTTTGCCGTTCTCGTGGAAGACGCCGACGTCGAGGTTGCGGTTGCTGGACTTCGGCATTGGACGCGGCGACGGGTCCTCGAACGAGAGGAGGTGCTTGTTCTGGCCACCGAAGTGGACAGCGGCCTCACGGTCCGCCGGGGTCAGCGCCTTCTGGTTCGACTCCGGAATGACGCTGGGATGGCCCGGCCCGTCGTAGTCGCCGCGACCCATTCGAATCAGCGCCGAATCGACCTCGTGGCGGTTGGTGCTCTCACCCAACTCGTCGCGCAGATCGGAGAGCATCACCCATCGGTTGTGCTCGCGGTTCGGCTTGCGCGCCAGCACCGCTGCGTACGCCGCACGGACCCGGTTGTCGACCTCGACCTCGCGGGCCAGCTTCGGGTCTACGCCGCCGGTCAGCGTGAACCGCACCGGCTTGCCCGCGTCGGGGGACTTGGCGGCCTTGGTCTCCCGGACCGTGGCCTTCATGTCGTCCTTCAGCGCGGCCACGATGTCCTCGCGCTTGGCGCCATGCTTCAGCGAGATGCCCCGGGCAACGGCGACCTTGCGCAACGCCTCGCGGTCGATCGGCTTGCCGTCCACCACAAACGGGTCGTCCGGACCGTTGCCGTGGGCCCACTCGTGCAGCGCCTTCTGGATCCGGCCACCGATCGACTTCGTCCAGCGGCCGTGCGGGTCGCGCAGC